GAGGTCGGCAGCGCTGTCTTTCGCGGCAGCGAGAGCCTCAGAAGCCTTCATATATCCGGACCGGTCGATCGTCACGGTTGACATCTCGCGCCATTCATGGTTCGCGTGCCTTGCCTCGATGGCGTCACGCAGCGCCTTGTTTTCGGCACTTCTCTCTCCCCATGTGGATCGTTTGTCGGATGTCGTGATCTGAATCGGACCGAGCGACTTAGCCTCTCTCATAGCCGCCGTCGTCTCTTTAATGGACGCTGCAACGTCGCTGGAACTGGTGACTGTCTGCTTCAGCGCGTCCGCCATCCCCATGATGTCGTCCCTCGCCTTTTGCGAGTTGGCAGAAGCGTCCATCAGGTTCTCGGACAGCTTTTCCGCGTGCTTCGGTGTATAGTCATCCTCCGGCAACACGGACCGCCGGTTTCTTGCGTGCTTCGCAACGTAGTCGTTTGCTTCTGCAAGTTCCTTCGTTGCGCTGACCGCGTCCTGCGTCGCCCTCGCCATTCCGGATACGGCATCCTTCGCTCCGTTTGCATTCGCCGTCGCAGCCGTAAGATTGTCGCTGATACTCTCCGTTGCCTTTTGCGCCATGGCAAATCCGGAGTCCCTTGCTCCTGAAGCAATATCCGTCAACGCCGTCCCGCGAATGTTGTCTTTTGCACCGTTTGCGGTATCAATAATCCTGGAGATCGTCTTCTCTGCGCCCTTAAGTTTTCCGGCCGCTTCCGCCAGTCTGTTGAAACCGTCAATCATGCGGTCCATCGGAGCTTTGAAGTAGTTTCCGGACGCCTGGTTCAGCCTTTCAATGAACAGTTTCAGGGAATTCCCAGCCTTTTCGAGACCGAGACCGTCTCCGATTGCGCGTTTCAGGGAACGCAAAGAGGTGGCCAGTGCTTCAAGGCCACTCGACGCATTTTCGGCATCAGACTCAATCTGAACCTCAAGCGTACCGATGTTGATGTTGGCCCCTTCCGCCATAACTGACCGCCTCCTGTGTTTCGCCTGTCCGGGCTGTCTTAGCCCTCGACGATCCGCACCTTTCCGTCCTTCTCTTCCATCGTGATCCCCAGCGCAGCCGCTTCTTCCTTGATGGTCTCCATCTTCTTCTTCGCCTTTTCGTCGTTCTGCTGTTTGATGAAGGCAATCATCTTGGCCTGGATTCTGTCGGCCTTTGCCTTGACTTCCTTGTCCTGCTTGCTCAGTTTCTTGCCGCCAGACTGCTTCTCAGGCTTCTTGAACTCATACGGCTTCTCGCTGTACTTCCGCGCCTTTGTGCCCTTCTTTGCAAAAGCGTGCAGGATGGGCGCGATGTCCGCGATGGCTTCGTAGACGTACATGCCCTGAAGCCATGCGTTTCGATTGAACTCGTCCTGCCGGATCTCGTACGCCTTGCGATAGTAGCGGACCAGCCAGCTGTCCTGCTCCCAGAACTGCTCGTAGGTCATACCCATCGCAAGGTAGTACGGGAACGCTTCTTCAAAGATGTCTGCGTAAGTTTTGGGCTGCTCTTTCGGCTGCTCCTCGCTTACCAGACGATCTCGAACGTAGGGTCCTGACCGTTGTCCTCGTCATCCTCACCAACGTCGCCCATCAGGTCGAGAGCGGGAGCGGAGAACATATTGGCAAGATAACCGAGCAGCTCGGCCCGCTTCTTGCCCTGGAACACCCAGACCGCCTCGATGTCGTCCCACTTCATCCAGCTGTGATGCATTTTGAACGCACCCTGGATCAGGTCGCGGGCGCACATGTACAGCCGGTCCAGGTCCAGCACGAACCCATTCCGCTGCATGGTCAGCACGGTCTTCCGGTTGAACTGAAGCGTGTACTGCGTCCCGTCCGGGCCGGTCAGCACCAGTTGCTTCGGGGTCTTCTTCTTCTCGTCAGCGTTCGCAGGGGTGATCTTCTTGATCTCAGCCTTTTCGGTTGCCATTCTGTTGCGCTCCTTTCAGCCGGGTTTTTCCCGTTGCTGCCATGTTTGTTCAGGCAGTAGCCTTATAATAGGAAGGGGCTACACCAAATTACTCGTTGTAGGTCCACTTCACGTCGGTGGCAGGGGTAGCCGTGATGGTCATGTCCTGCACTTCATCCACGCCCTTGCCGGGGAAGCCCGCACGGACGTCGCCGGTCCAGTCGAACTTGCCGTTGTGGCCATCCGGGACGCCGGCACTGGTGCCACCCAGCCACAGAGCATAGTCATACTGATGGCCTTCCAGGGCCTTGACGGTGGAGAAGTTGGTGGGCGTGTAGTTCGCGGTGAACTGGAAACCGTCGCCCAGCCGCAGCAGACCGGCAATCTGCTTCTCCTGCGAATCGGACAGGGTCGTGCAGTCCAGCATGTTCGGGTCGCCGATCATGTCGGGATAATCTTTGATATCCAGCACCTTCGCGAAACTGCCGGCAGAGGTGCTGCGATACATGAGATACGTCTGATACGTCGAATACGCGTTCGCAACAGACATGGTGATCTCTCCTTCCGTTGAATTTTGAATCAGGGTTTATACATATCGCCGGTCCGGGTGACGCCACGCCGGAACCGTGCGACATATCGGTAAATCCTCACGTCTGGCTGGTTCGGGATCTGCTGCCCCATCATTTTGCTGAAGCCCATCAATCCGACCATGGCCTCGTCCAGTGCGGCGGCGATGGCCTTGCATTCGGACCTTGACGTCGCGAACACCTGCGCCTCAAACGTCACAATGCTGGACCATTCCGCGTTCCCGGAATCTCTGGTCTTTGCGTCCGGAGTGTTGTCGATCTCCGTCAGCGCGACATGCGGGAAACTTGCCGGGGCCGGGACATACTCGGAGACGAAACTGCCGTCAGGAACCAGTTCGGAGAGGTACGGGTAAACCGCATCGAATACGGTGGTCTCGATGTCAATCAAACCCGAACACCTCCCTTGCAATGTCAGCGATTGAAGCAATGGCTTCCTGCATCCCGCGATACATCGGCATTGCAGCCGGTGTGCCGCGTGTGATTACGACGCCATTCGCTTTGTCGCCGGCAATGTAGTATCCCCATGCGTTTCTCGTTCCGCCTTGCCCCTTGCCATAACTGCCGATCGTGAACGTCTGCACGAGCGGGTCCGTTCCGGGCATTGGACTGCTGACCAGCGGGTGCGGTGAACTTTCGGGCGCTCCATTGTTGAATCGGCCTGAACCGAACTCAATGAATACAGCCCTTTCGCCCTCTGCAATGACCACGCTGAAACTGCGCCTGCCCTTCACCGTCACGTACACGTCGTTCTGTTCCGGCGGTCCGTGAATCACGTCAGACACAAGGGCCGAGTGGAATCCGGCCGACGCCGTCCAACCGATGCGCTCCGCAATCCTGCGGTGAAGTTTCTTCGCCTTGGCCTCCATCGAGTCTTTGTAGTCCTCGATCTGCTTGATCGCGGCATCGATTGAAGCCGTGTCCAGCGTGCAATGGATGACGACCTTTTTACTCACCGTCCGTCACTTCCGTTTCGGCCGGTGTTTCCGATCCGGTCCCCGTTTCCGATCCGGACGGTGCTTCCTGCTGTTGCTGACTCAGGGCTTCCTTGAGCGCCTTGGCCTCTTCCGGCGTGATTCGCCGCATCGCGATGGACAAGAAGTTGTCGCTTGGCCGGACCGCCTGGATGACATAGGTGTCACCCTGCCATTCGATGATCCCTTCTTCCTTGATGGGCGCCTTTGGGTCGTCCATGATCAGGATGTGGGAGTAATCTTTGTCGATCCCGAACCACGTCGCCTGGACATATCCTGTCGGCATCGCCACGTTCCCGGTGTAGGTTACCCGGCCGCCATACTTGCTCGTGTACCTACCGGTGTGCTTGCCGTCGTCCATGATTTCCGTTTTTCTCAGGAACGGCATGTACTCGAATGATGTCCTCTGCCTTCTCAGCATCCTCATTTGACCACCCCGCAATACGGCGTGATGTCTCTGAGCATGGCCTCCGGAACGTAGGACGAACCGTAGTTCCGGTGCGTGCCGTTTTCAATGTGCTGGATTTCGCCTTCCGCGCCGCGCTTGTTGAGGAGATACTCCGCGATTTCGAGCTGCTTGGCTTCGTACATCGTCGGAACATCCATCTCGCCACGGTTCGCTTCCGTTGGATACAGCACATTGAGAATCAGCTGCTTGGCCTTG